TAATGTTTCATTTTTAAAAATCAACGAATTTACATTATTATTATTTTCTGGTTCATAATGTGAACAGTTAATTTGGTCAATATAGTTTGATAAATTATTATTTAATTCTTTATATAAAAATTTTTCTATTTTAAACCATTTGCTAGTTTTATCATGACAATGTGGAATATTATAATCAGTTGTATCTTTTACATTTACATTTATCCCACCTATCGTACTTCCTTTATTTTTTCTTTCTTCAGATTCAAACATTTCAATTATTTCTTTACATAATATGGGGCTTATTGAATAATTATTTTCATATATAAAATTCATTTTTATGATAATATAATAGTTATATTAATTAGTATTATTTAAATTATTTTCAAATTATTATTTAAATTATTTTCAAATTATAATTTAAATAATAAAATTTAAGCATTTACACATTCCAATGAATATTATGTTAAATATTGTTTTGGTTATGTGTCAGATGACCACGACGGGTTATATAATGAAGTTAAATATAAATTAATAGAAGGATTAAATGATTATAGAAAGAAAAAATATTAAAGAATTAAAATCAAAAATTATGATAAGCATATTATCTTTTTCATCAAACAACAATATTCCGACTTTTTCAAGTTATAATGAAATAAAATGTTTTGATTTTGATTGTTGTTATGATAATAAAATATACATCAATAGAAAATTAATATAAATAGGCGTTTCACTTTGTAGTAAATGTAAAAATGTGTAAAAAGATTACTGAAAACTTAAGCGATTTCAATAATGGCGAAAAGGTGTTGTGTATCTCACATACCCTTGGTGGAAAACCATAAACGAATTTTTTAACCGAGTTATGATTATATAGATTATTAGGTCGTTCAATAAAACCAATATCATCCACATTTCAAAAATGTGAATGATAAAACACTATAACATAACTGCTAATTACTTACATGTATTAATTCAAACTAGAACATGAATATGATATACACATAATGAAACGCAATTGTTATTTGAAACCCATATATTATTTATGTAATGTACCTTTTAACAATACATTATCGGAGTTTACATCGTAAAATACATATTGAAAAATTTGATTGATAAATAATGGTAAATAAATATTAATATAACCGATGTCAAAATAAATTCAAACCGGAAGAAAAATTCAAGAGTTATATGATTGTAAAATACGCATTGATAAATAAAATGAACCATATTGTTTATTTTGTGCTTCAGATATTGGAAAAATATTAGGAATTAGAAATATGAGTGAAACTTTACGAAATTAAAATAAGTATAAATTTAAGTTATTAGTAGAGTATTATTATGGCATTAAGCCTACAAACTTTATAAATTACAAAGGATTGATGAAAATAATTATAAAAAGCAGAAAACCGTTAGTTATTGATTTTTGTAATAAAATGAATATATATTACACTTCAAGCATTTATACTTGCGTTAAAGCAGATACGTTAAAATGTATTATGGATGCGTTTTATGGAAAAGGAATGGTTATTCAATATAAAAATAATTCATATTTACTTGATTTATATTTTCCGAAATATAAAATAATTGTTGAGTGTGATGATAGTAATCATAAAGAAGTTAAAAATATTGAAAAAGATTTATTGAGAGAAACTTCCATAAAAACCATTATTTGCGATTGCGTATTTGTAAGATACGACCCATATTCATACAATTTTAATATTTTCAAAGTCATAAATCAAATATACGCTATAATCAATGCCAGTAATAAATAAAAATGTATAATATAAAGGTGTTGTGTTTAACTGACCCACCGTATTGTATATTATAGTTATTTTAAATAACTTAAAGACAATATGTAGTAATATATTATAATGGATATACTAAAAGTATTTTCTTTGTTAAAAAATGAAACCGGCGAACAATATAAAATTAATATTCAAGGAACTCTTGATGAACCATTTTTTCAAGCTAATCAAATCGGTAAAATTTTAGGAATTGGTAATATTAGTGAATCATTAAAGGATTTTGGAGAAGATGAACGGTCACTCATATTTACTGAGACAGCTTTTGGTATAAAAGAAACTAATTTTTTAACCGAGTTAGGGTTATATAGATTATTGGGTCGTTCCAGAAAACCAATAGCATCCACATTTCAAAAATGGATGATAAAAACAATAAAAGAAATACGCATTACCGGAATGTATCAATTGAAATCCGAAAATGAAGTAGATAGAAAGTTAATGGAATACAATTGTTCTTTAAAAACCCACCGATTATTTTTAAATGCGTTTGATTGTAAAAATGTTGTTTATTTGTTTAAATTACAAGATATTGCCGATAAGTTTGTTTTAAAAATAGGACATACCGATAATATAAAAGAGAGAACTTCAAATATTATGAATAATTATAATACAAATAATCCTATATTATTAGATGTATTTGAAATGCATAACAATTGTAATTGTGAGAAACAAATCCGAAATAATGAATTTATAAAGAAGTTTCGGCATTCTGAAAATGTGAAACGGAATAATGAACCTTCTAGAGAAACATATTTAGTAAATATGGAACAATATGATGAGTTTATTAAGATAATACTTGACATTAGTAAATCCCATTTTTTAACGGACGCCCAAACATTGAAAATGAAAATTGAATTGGAAGAAAAACGAACCGAAAATATAAAATTACAAGGTGAATATGAGATTAAACAAAAAGAATTGATGATTAAACAACGAGAACTTGAACTTGAAATTAAAAAATTAGAGTTTGAAACTACTAGTAAGAATGATGTAAAAGTAATTGAAGATTATGATGATGATAATGATATGGATAACGCAGACAGTGAAGAAGATTTGGAATCCGAAATAATTAATTACTCCGTTAATATAAAATCACGCAAAAATGGAAATAGAGTTCCAGTAGTGTACCAATATGACCCTACCAATTTGAAAAACTGGATTAAAAAATGGGATTGTCCCGCCGACATTGAAAGAAATATGAAGGATTTTTCACCAACCCCATTGCGTTCAGCATCAAAAAATAACACGATATATAAAGGTTTTCGTTGGGTTTATGTAAATAGAAATAGCGAACCGCCAGAAGAAATTGAACCGACTATACATAATAAACACAAATCTCCAGATGTTAAATTTATAGCAATGATTGATATTAAGAAAACCAAAATATTGGCGGTCTATAAAAATCAAAAAGAGGCAGTCCAAGCAAGAAACCTTAAATCTAATAGTTTTACACGAGCAATTAAAGAACAAAGCATATCAAGTGGTCATTACTGGAATTATTTTGACGACTGTTCTACCGAAATGCGAAATGAATATTTATCACATTCAATCCTTCCCGAAAAATATACAAATAATTGTGGAAAACAAGTTCATCAAATTGATGTGAAAACAAATAAAGTGTTGAATACATATGGGTCAAATAGAGAAATATGTAAATTGTTTCAAATGTCTTCTACTAAACTAAAAGATGTGATAAAAACTGGAGAAATTCATCAAGGATTTAAATGGAAAAGTGTATAATTAAGCTTGCTGTTTTAGTTTCGTTTTGATAATGTAATATATGTTGGGATATAATTAAATATATTCATTATTGTGATGAATGACCTGATAATTGTATAACTTTATATTTTCCATATAAAGTTATAATCATTTTTACGTTTTGTAATTTATTTATACAGTTTTATGTTTTTTATTTTTATACTTATTTTAAAATACATATTTTATTACATTTAATTAGAATATGCAACTCCCGCCATACCAGACATAACTCTTAATACGTTGTATGAAAGAGCATAAACACGGACTTTAGCTGTGGATGTTCCTGCTACAGTTCCTGAAGAAAGAACTAATTGTAAGACGGCATTGTCTATTCTGGAGAAATTGCATGAACCGGATGGTTGATGTTCTTCTGGTCTTAACGCAAAAGAATACACATTGATACCAGTATCTGGGGCACGAGTGTGATGTTGAAATGGTTGAACTACATCAAAATAAGAACCTTCTCGTTCAGAGAAACGGTCTTGTCCGTTTAATTGTAGTTTAGCAGTTACACACGGATTTTCACCCCAGCAGTGCATATCTAATGCGGTTTCGGCAAGAACGAATGTTCCTGCATCAGAAACAGATGAACCAGTATTTGGAGTAGCTGTAAATGGAACATCCGGAAGATTATTAGTCGCCCATACTGAATTTGCTCCATTAGATGCGACGTCTTCTGAACCTGCCATTTGGAACAAACCGCTAGCATTAATAAATGCGTTAGCCCCACTGGTTTCAGCAGGACCACCGAATGCGTGAAGAGCACGAGGAAGAGCATCAATCGCGTCGGTATAGTTAAATGGTTGCGCACCCAATGTTTTGAATAAAACACTGGTAGGGTCTAAAGAAGCACAATAATCAACATTTGCATCTGGCTGGACTACCCAGATGAGTTCTTTGCAAGGATGATTAAAATTTAGCTTGATCTTATTCGAGCTACTACCGACCGACTCGTCGCCGGTAAATTGGAGTTGTTCTATTAAATATTCGTGTGGATTCTGTGCCATCTTACGACGTTCATCAGTATCCAAGAATACATAATCAACATAAAGAGATGCCGCAACTAAAGATTGTTGGTATGCTTGTGATACAGATAATGAACCTGAAGCAGTACTAGTTAAACTAGAAACCGCCCATAGACACTCGCCAATTGGACGGAAATCAATATTGATTTTAACTTCGTGATATTGAAGTGCGATGAGTGGAAGAGCAAGTCCGGGATTGCGACAAAACCAGAATAACAATGGAATGTATAAAGTTGTTTCTGGAAGTGCGTTACGAGGAGCGCAAACTTGTTGAGGAGCACTAGTAGACGCACAAGGACCTGAAACATTGGCGAAAGTCGGGTCGGTAATGTATGTAAGTTGAGTGGTATTACCTATCATTTTAAAATACCCCCTTCTTTGTTCGGAAGACATAGTAACCTGATTCCATATGTGCATCCAATCACCATATTGACGGTCAATTCTCTGACCTCCAATTTCAACCTCAACTTGAGCGACCAATTGTTCACCAATGTAGTTTAACCAACGGGCATATACTCCAGTTCCGGAAGCAGCCATACTTTGGTTAATTTCTGGAAGAGTTACTTGCAAATATGTACGGTAGCACAAATCACCGTTACGACTGATAGTACAAGTTACACGGCGTCCAAAATCAGCCTGACCGTTAAATGTTTGTTCGATACTTTCCATAGCAAAGTTAGTATGTCTGCGGTATGAAACCTTCCAGAAAGTTATCTCTGGTGTTCCAGTAAGAAAAACGTCTTGTGCACCATAAGCGACTAGTTGCATTAGAGCTCCACCCATTTTAGTTTATTATATATACTTCCTAAAGATAATAATTTACGATTTTTAATTAAAATAAAATAATTAAATAAATTACACTTGCCAAAAATATAAATGAAATTATTGAAAAATACAAATGAAAAATACCTATTATACTACGATGAATATTTGAAATGAAAAATTAACCGAACGGTCAAATCCTTCCAATGCGTTTATATGTAACAGTATCATTAAATTATCACAGTTATATAGGATAATATACAGACTATACAAATGTAAATGCCACTACAATTGTCGCACTAGTTATAATGGTATTATTAATAGTGATTTGGGGGGTTATTGTATCGCAATGAGTATTTTATAATAATAATCAATCCACTAAACAATATAGATACGTAAGTGTAATTGCGTTCTCTAAATTATCTTACCAACCATTGTGCCATCCGTTGTATGTATTATTTATAGTTGTGGGGTGAATAATGGTTTTTAATTGTTTATTTTAATGATTGAATATTCACATTTTCGCGAATAAATGAGTCTAAATAATTTTCTTGAAATATTTCTCGTCGGTTTTCGTGTTTTTTTGTAAAAATATAAGATGCCTCGCATTTTTTTACCGTCCATCCGTCGTTAATTACGTTATTTATAAATATCATTTTTTGAAAATCGTTTTTACCAATTTTAATATAATTATCAGATACACTGATTGAAGACATTAATGTATATGGTTATTTAAAATGCTGGTTTTGGCGGTATTTTTATAAATATAATAACTATTTATAACAATATACAAATAAAATACTACCAATATACAAAATAAAATACTACGATATATAATGAATTCAAAAAATGCTACACATAATGTACCTAACACCAATAAATTAAATACAATTGATGAAAAACATACAGAAATGCTTAATTTGTTTTACGAAAATGAAATGGAAACATTACCTGAATTAATTAAAGAAAAACACCGGTTAAAAAACATAATAAACTCTCATACAAATGAATATCCAAAATCAAATGAAACATTGTTAGACGTTCAAGATAATATAAAGGAAATCAACCAGCAAATCCGTATGTTGAAACACGAAAAAAAAAAATATTTATTGGATAATTCAAAATATATATTTCAATATTTTGAAGAGAAACAAAAAATTTCATCTGGCGGAAATAACCAGAATACCAATCTTTTGAATAATTTTTTTAAAATTGTTCCAAAAAAACAAGGAAACTCAAATGATTCCGAAAGTGATAACATATATCAGGTTAAAACAAATTATCATAAATATTGGAAAAATGTGAATAACGAAATATTGAATATACAAGATTTAGTTGTTCCATCAAATATTTGTGTTCATTGTAAAAATGGAGAACTAATTCCCCACGATGAAGAAGGTATATTAATATGCAATAATTATAATTGTGGTAAATTTATTACATATATAGTAGATAACAATAAACCATCCAATAAAGAACCTCCCAATGAAGTATCGTATACCGCATATATAAGATTAAACCATTTTAAAGAAATACTGTCTCAATTTCAAGCAAAAGAAACTACACAAATACCAGAAGAAGTCATTGACGCGATTCGTAATAGGATAAAGAAAGAACGAATTACCGATATGTCTAAATTAAATTACAATAAAATGCGTGAAATATTGAGAAAATTGGGGTTAAATAAATATTTTGAACACATTCAATATATCAATTCTATTTTTGGAATTAAACCACCAATTATGAGTGAAGAATTGCATGAAACTTTATGTGTGTTATTTATAGAAATTCAAAAACCGTGGGCGACGCATTGTCCTGCGAACCGAACTAATTTTTTTAATTATACATATACATTGTATCAACTATGTCTCTTATTGGACCAAACGCAATATTTACAATATATTCCATTATTAAAGGATAGAGATAAACAATTGGAACAAGATATGATTTGGAAAAAGGTATGCGAACATTTGGATTGGTGTTTTTTTCCAACGGTATAAATATCATATTCGTAGAATTTCCATTATATCGTTATGATTGATTGGATTATTAGTATAATTTATCTGGTTTTCATTGTTGGAAGGTTCGTTTTTTGTAAATTGTTCTGTGGAAAGTTGAACGGTATGTGATTTTTTGTGAGAATGGTCCGATGTGTTTTTGGATAGACATCCTAAAATAGTAAACATACGTAAATAAATATAATGAATTTTCGTACGTAATATTCTAACACATTTATGTAAAATATCTTTATTAGTTGGGTCAAGTAGTTCTACAATATCGTCATCTAACAAATCGTAATCTTGTAATGTTGAAAAAGCAATTTTGTCATTATTTATCAAGGTATCAATCGTTATAATGGGTTCATTTGACATTATTAATTATAATAAAATTTATTATAATTAATGTAATAAATAACTCTATATATAAATACTAAATCTATATGGATATTATTTTATTATTTGTGTAGGATAGTTTATTGTAATACTTAAGCTACCCTTAACCCGCCAACTAATCCGGTGCCTAGACCGAATCCAGCACCACCTCTAGCAGAAACTCCCATTGATGGTATAAATACATCTAAAACACTGAATGTGGCTGCGGCAGTTAACGCAATGATAACAACTTCCTCAATGTTTAGTGTTTTTTTGGGAATGACAAAACTGGCAACGGCAACCACCAGACCTTCAATTAGGTATTTAATAATCTTTTTAACAAGTTCTCCGAAATCAACACCACTCATTTTATTATATAATATAATATAATATAATAAATTAATTCCACAAATATCCTAAATATTTATTAAATTATATATTAAAATAATATAAAGTAGAATAGTTATAAAATACATAATGTCTTCATTTGAACGAAAATTGAATCCCAATGGAACTCCTAATCCTAAATATGTAGATTTGTGTGACGAAGACCCCCCAATAGCGGGTCAAAAGTTCGTATGTATGTCTTTCATTTCTCCTGAAAAAATAATAAAAAAAAGAGAATTGTTTATATTTGAAAATTTTGTAAAGAATTGGGATTTTACTAAATCTATGGAAAAATATGTTGAATTTTTACATTTTTTATCTTATAAATATAATTTAACGGATGAAGATATAATTAAGGATTTCAACGATTTTGCTAAAGAAGAAGAAATGAAACTAAAACAATCAAATATAGAAGATGATTACAAGAATTTTATAGATAAACACGAAACCGCATTAAATGACAAATTTAATAAATCTAATTCATTTCAAACCTCGGTAAGAGGTTTGAAAATACGCGGAGTATTTCCTTCACAAGAAGAGGCTGAAATGAAGTGTAAAAAGATGCGTGAAAACGACCCCAACCACGATATATACGTTGGACCAGTTGGCATTTGGATTCCTTGGGACCCCGATGCTTACAAAACTGGACGAGTAGAATTTATGGAAGATGAATTAAACCAGTTGCATCAAGAAAAAATGAAAAACGATATTAATGCTAAAATGGAGTTTGAAAAACGAATTAAAGAAACTAAAAAGAAAGCGATAGAAGAAAATATTAAATTGGCTAAAACAAGTGGTAATGTTTTGACTCAAACAATTAATGAAGATGGCGAATTAATAGGGGTTAAAGAAACAGTCAATTTTGATGAAAGAGAACTAGCGGATGAAGTGTAATTCATAATATTCCATTTCAGTTGTATAACATGTATGTTTGTTTCCAAAATACAAATAAATAATTATTTATATTTTCATTTCAAAACAGTGGTTTGAAATGAGAACCGGCAATGAACTATATCCTACCATTTACTCTTTTTTACATTAATAGGCGGTCCCTGTCCTCGTTTTTTTTGTTTATTGGGATTATACGTATCATTCTCATCATCCGAACCAATGTTTTTAGAAATTTCCCAGAATTCTTTTGAACCTAATTTAAAGTCTGGTCTTTGTTCGGCACGATACCAAAATATTTGGTCGTTCAGTTTGTTAGATTTCGCGTTGTTATTAATAACTAAACATTCATAATTTTCAGTGGTTTGGTCCATCACAGAATTAAACGCATCCAATGTGGGAAACATACTCGCGTAATTCTCCCATATACGTTTCCGGTTTGTCATATATGGTTCTCTTAAAATAAAAACGTAATCTATATTGGTTCGTAAATTGGGAGGAATGCCCAATGGATACTGCATAGTAATTATTAACATAATTTTCCAATGACGTCCATTCATAAATAATAAACGCATCATTTTATCACGAGTCCAAGATTGGTCGTATAAACAATCGTCCAAAATCACAAATGTTCGAGGGTCAATTGTGCTTTTACGATACGTTTCAATTTCTTTATTTATTTGTTTTAACACTGCTTTTTGACGGCGTAATACGTTTTCAACCAATACTGTATTATATTCTTCGTGAATGAATAATTTGGGAACCAGATTAGCGTAAAATCCATTCCCTGCTTCAGTTCCAGATATAACAGTTCCAATCGGTATATCTTGATGATGAAATAACAAATCCCTAACTAAATATGATTTTCCAGTATCTCTTCTTCCAATCATAACTATAACCGGTCCTTTATTTTCATCGGGTTTAAATGTAATGGTTCTCATATCAAACTTTTTTAATTCAAGTGTCATTGTAAAATAATATATATATCTACAGAAGTTAATGGCACATATATAACTAATTGCATGTTTCCTAGTAAAATACAACAACCTACATTTATAACCAATTAATACATTGGGATTGTCTAAAGTATATTATATTATTATTTTTACATATATAAAAAGGGTTTACTTATAATAAATTCATTTATAGGTATCATTGTTATTGAATATTCAACCGAGTATTTCATAATATATGGATTTATACCATATATTATGAGTTTATTTTACATAAATAATATACCTTTTTTATTATAATAATTCAGCCATACAATAAATAATGAACCAATCGCTTTTTACAATTAACAAACATATAGTAGAATTATTTCATTTAGAAGGTTTAGTAAAAGAGTATCACATAGTTGATTTATCTGGAGAATATTGTCCGTACAAAATAACCAAATTGCAAACATACAATCCAATATATTCAACATTATTTCAAGGATATACTGATTTATCTGGGATTGGGTTGAATAATCGTTTTCAATTTGCGAAATTGGACCAAGTGATTGATACGCAAACGGGCGAATTAGTAGATAAACCAGTTTTTATCAAGTTTTCGCCGTTATTAGATCCGTTGAGATATATGGTAGGGAAATATAATAAAGAAGATTATGACAATGTATATTATTTACCGAGTCAAGTGATAACCAATCCAACTGACTATTTAACTATTCAAAAACAAAATCGCGAGCAAAAATTGAATAATAGTAATAATGCATCGTACATTGATTGTTTTTTTAATTTTTTGAGTAGTCAATTATTAAACACTCATAACGTAGTTAATGGGATTAATTACTATGGTTCGTATTTGGGAATTCAAGAAAAGTTTAAAATGAATGTTACAGATGATTATGAGTATATACATTCCTCTACATTTTTTAATAATAAACTAAACAATTTGTTTCAATTGGATATGAATGGAATGGAATACTATCATTTAAACAATGGTTCTCGCAATAATAAAAAGAATATTAAAATAGAAGAATCGCGTAAACATAACATATCTGTTATATCAACTATTTCATTAAACGATGAAATAAACAACCAAAATTGTGATAATGAAACGATTGAAGAAATATATGAAAATCAATCTTGTATAAACCCGTTAAAAGAACATCCGTTAAACACAGATGAAATTGTTAGATGTATTAACACAGCTAGTTCTACAAATACTTCTAATAATAGTGAAATCAATTATTCGTCATCATCTGACGACGACTCCGATAACGTTGATGATGATGATTCGAATGATTACGATAATAATTTTAGCGAATGTTCTGATTCTGATGAAAATAGTGGTTCATCATTTGATTCAAATGAACCGGAATCGTTTGCCTATATTTACAATTTTCCTGTTCAAATGATTTGTCTTGAAAAATGTGATGGAACATTAGATGAATTGTTTAATAATGGAGTGCTTAATGAAGAAACTGGTGTTGGTATGTTAATGCAAATTATAATGACATTAATTATTTATCAAAAATTGTTTAAGTTTACTCATAACGATTTGCATACTAATAATATAATGTATGTAAACACAAACATTGATTACTTATATTATACGTTCAATAAAAACACGTATAAAGTCCCTACTTACGGAAAAATAGTTAAACTAATTGATTTCGGAAGAAGTATATACACTTTCCAAAATAAATTGTATTGCAGTGATAGTTTCGCATTAGATGGTGACGCCGCAACCCAGTATAATTTTGAACCATACATTAACCGGAATAAAGAGATAATTAACCCTAATTACAGTTTTGATTTATGTAGGCTAGCGTGTTCTATATATGAATATGTTATAAATGATGATGATACTTTTGAAGAAATGGATAATTTCCAAAAAATCATATACAGTTGGTGTATGGATGATAACGATAAAAACGTTTTATATAAAAATAACGGGGACGAACGATACCCTAATTTCAAATTGTATAAAATGATTGCGAGAACCGTCCATAAACATATTCCAAAATCACAATTGAAACATAGTATATTCAAACAATTTGTTTGTAAAGGTAAACTGCCTAACAAATTGAATAAACCATATGTAAATATAGATGAACTACCTGTATATGCGTAATTTTTGGTTACTGGTTATAATGAATGTATTCTGTAATTATACAGTTGTATAATACAAATGTATATGTATTTATTTCCAAATAACTTTAGCAAGTTATAGTAATAGTATAGTAATAGTATAGTTATAATATATGGGAGGTGGTTTATTTGGAACGCCGTTATATCTAAATGTAAAATGTCTAATATGTTCTGCTATAATTATAATTGTGTATTTCTTACCACACCCTTACTCAATCGCTCATAATTTTGTAATGGCGTTTTTATTAGGAACAGCTACATACATTTCATTAGCGTGGTATGATGTTTTATATGATTGTAATGACCGTTTAAAACCAACGTTATTCGGATGGTTTTCAAAACCGTTCAAACCTCCAGAATATAGTAATCAATATAATGAACTACCTTTGAAATACCAAAAAACGATTCGTATTTTTGACATTGCTGTTTTGGTAGTTTTATTTATAACATTTTTATATCCATTTATTTTTCGCAATAAAATATAAATAAAATATCATGTATATATATGACCGTAATGTGGTTTAATTATGGAATGAGTTCGCAAATAACGCATAATAATAATAATAATAATAATAAAAAATGGATAGGAGGAAATCGCGATGCGTCGCAAATCGCTATTCAACAACGGGTTAACCAAATTGGAATACGGGTTCCTAACACAAATAATAATGTAATGTCTTTTAATAATTCTAAAGAAATTAACACAGTGAATGACGCATTGACACGCGTACGTGCGGGTGGAGAGGTGGCTCCACCTAAAAAATCAATTAATAAATTCAAAGGACCTACTCGTGGATATCCGGTAGGACCACTTATTAGAACTACCGCTAAAACACCCGCAGTAATACAACACAAAACTGGAATGTTTGGAAAAAATATAAATATAATGGTCCATACGTATTTTCATTAAGATGTTACAGAGAACTTATACAAATCTGTACCGAAATTATAAATAAAATGTGTATTGCGTTTATCGGTTACGAAGTGCGGTTGTGATTAACTATGTAATTATACACCCACGCACCTTTGGACTTTGGCACGTCCGTCCCATTATAAATCTTAAATTGCATATTATTATATTACTATTGTATATAATAGTAAATGAACGTATATTTAGTAGAATTTGTTGGAACGTTATTTTTAGTATATGTAATTTTAGCAACTGGCAATCCATTAGCAATTGGTGCGGCATTATCACTTGTTATTTTATTGACTAAAGACATTTCAGGGGGGCATATTAATCCAGCAGTAACAATCGCAATGTGTTCGGCAGGTAAAATTCAAACGAAAGATGTAATTCCATATGTAATGGCTCAAGTTTTTGGGGCACTGGTTGCGTTAGAAATGTATAAACGCGTTAAATTATAAATCTACGCTGACTTTTTCAGTATTCTGAAAAACATAAACAGACCGACCACTGTAATTGTTCCTATATATAATTTAATGATAATATCATTATTATTTTTGTTTTCCTCATCATTGATATGAGTATGTTCTCTGGTTTCTCTATATACAGAATCTACATTTTGTAAGTTATCATAATTATTGGAAATATCATGTATATTTTGTTTCAATACCATAAAATCCTCATCATTAGTATCAATCATAATTGTGTTGTTTTGTAATTGAGATACCAATGTATTGTCGTTAATGTCGATATATTTGTTTTTTTCTAAATCTACTGAACGAATTGGTAAATAATTCATTATAGTAATTATATTATTATGTAATTACTATATATTTTTATTTGTATGTGTAAATCTACGAAGGTTTATACCAATATAAGTAAATGGTTAAAAATCCGTATTAAAATTAAATATATCGTTATCAACCGATTTATTTGCTAACGCGTATTCTGAATTGGTTCTCTCAAAAAAGTTAACTTTAGTTTCTACACTAATTAGTTCCATAAAATCAAATGGGTTGGACGAATTGTATATTTTATCATAACCTAATTGCAAACATAACCTGTCGGCTACAAACTCAATGTATTGAGTCATTAACAAAATATTCATACCAATCATACGACAAGGTATAGCGTCTGTTATAAACTCTTTTTCTATTTCAACAGCATCTTGTATTATTTCATAAATCCGTTTTTTATTTAATTTCTTTTCTAACCGAGAATATAGTAAAATTGCGAACTCTGTATGCAATGCTTCATCTCGGGAAATCAATTCATTGGAAAATGTTAGTCCTGGCATTAATCCTCGTTTTTTTATCCAATAAATTGATGCGAACGCACTGCTAAAAAAAATACCTTCTATTGCCGCAAACGCAACTAATCTTGACGCAAATGAACTTCTATTATCAGATATCCATTTTTTAGCCCAGTTTGCTTTTTTTGCTATACATGGGAAATTATCAATTGCTCTAAACAGTTTCGTTTTTTCATCTTTATTTGTTATGTATGTATCTATTAATAAACTATATGTTTCACTATGAATATTCTCCATTGCAATTTGAAATCCGTAAAACGCACGTGCTTCAGCGAGTTGAACGTCATTCATAAACCTAACCGCCAAATTTTCTAGTACAATGCCATCACTTGCCGCGAAAAACGCTAAAATCATAGAAATAAAATATCTTTCGTCTGCGTTTAATGAGTCCCAATGAACTAAATCTTTTGATAAATCAATTTCTTCTGCCCTCCAAAAACAATCCACTTGTTTTTTGTAAAAACTCCATATGGTACTGTCTTTAATTGGAAACATTACATACCGATTTTCGTCTTCACGTAATAATGGTTCAATAAAGTTAGTAGATTCAGACATTAATATTGCTAAATAATATAATAACTATATATTTATATGTTTTATGTTTATGTATTTTTATTTATTACATCGAGGTAATTACATAATTGTAAGATATACCGTAGAATAACATTGCTATATATAAACAATCATTATATTACCTATTCCTATAAATGCTATACACTGTATTATCTATTTTAGGAATAATAAAATAATAGTATATTTTATATTTATAATAAATGGGAGGTATCGATAGTTTTTTAAAAAAAAATGGCAAAAAGATAATTTCATCTAATTTTTTACACAACTTATCCTCATCAGGAAATAAACTGTTATACAACCAAATTGTCTTATATTTTATATTTGCGGTTTCATTATTAAATTTAATATATTTAGCAGTTGATACCGATTATGTTACAATTGCGGTTTATCTACTAATTGGGTTTATTACATCGTATTTCAGTAAAAATATGGTGGTTATTTTATTTATGTCATTAACTATAAGTAATATGCTACGTATTGGACTATTTAACCGTATAAAAGAAGGATATGATAATAACCCCGATTTAAATGACGAGTCGGAGGATACTGCTAATAATAGTAAGATAGAAGAACCCGTAAAATATACTAAAGCATCACATGATAAGTGTCAAGGCAATAATGATTGTAGAAGTACTGAATATTGTAGCAATGACGTTTGTGTTCCCAAATGCACTAAAAATAGTAATTGCGGAGACACTGAATATTGCAACAATGGAGTATGTGTAGCGAATCCATCCTCATAAAATATTCTATATATCCATATTTTTACACATTTGTTAGAATATCAATTGTAACAGATTGAATATATAATTTTCAGTCGGTACATTGGGTAAATATTCATATAATATATTATATATTATATAAATTATATGAGTTTTCTGGATATATTACTGAATACTTTTTTTATAATAGTAATTATATCGTTATGTAGTTATTTTTTAAGGATTTATTATTTTAACCATATCAACCGCGAGGGGTTAAAAATTAAAAAACCGCCAAATATTTTAGGATTTTTATCTAAACTTATTCCCGCTATCAATTGTAGTGTTAAAATTGTCAGTAATATAAATACGTGTGCGTTTAATTATATGATGGATTCGTTATTTACTTTATTATTTTTACTATGCATGTTGGGGTTTTGTTTATTAATAAATGTAAATTTTTTAATGTGGGGATTGGCGTTTTTTTTAATGGTCTTTGTTAAACAATATTTTTTTTATGCGTTTGATTTCGTATTGTGGGGGTTTGGATATAATAATATATTTGTACGTTCTAAATCCCAATTAACTAAATGTTATTGTTTAGGATTTATTAAAACAATGTTTTTACCGGTTACTAGTGGGAATTTGTTAAGTAAATCTCTAAATAATCCATATGTGTTTGGTATGTTATTTACTGTATTTGGGGGTTTGTTTTATATCATATATAAATATTATAAAAAATAATAATGATATGTATATATAATGGGTAAAAAATGTATTCCCGGCGTGATTTGTATTGAAAATATGACGTTATTTGTTATTATGTTAGGGTTTGTAATTACAATTTACTATTTTCATTTATCCATACGATTGCGTGGAAACCGATATGGGACAACTAAACCTGAAATACAGGTGGTTAATAATACGAATTATCCGTCGAATTCGCAGTTAGACCCCTTGAGTAATCCTTACGCCCCACCATTGAAAATTTCAACTAACGACTTCCGAACGCAAATGCCGATTAATGTTAGAACCCAATATACTAATCCAAATTATAGTCAAATCGGTATATTGACCCGTAAAAACGGGGAGAATGATTTAATATTGCCATTGATGGGGACTACCTTAAACACATCTAGAAATAAATGGATTTATTATACAATTTCAAATACCGGAAATGTAAATACGAAATTGCCACTACGCATAAACGGGCGGAGTTCAATGAATGAATACGGATGCGATGAAATTAACAACAACGATGTCATATATGTGGAAGGATACAAATCCGATTTTCAAGCAACAATTTATGAAAACGGGTTATATTCTTATATACCAATGTAATTTAGTAATATAATGTATATTATTTATCACAAACTATTATAAAAAGGTATTATGTCGTCAAACCGTGATATACAACAATCTCACAGGTCAATTCTAAAAACAGAAGTTACCACTCTTAACTCAAATAATAAAGATTTACAGAAAAAAGTAAACGAATTGCGAACAATTTCGGAAACTTTAAATAAAGAATCGGAGGGTTTGACTAAACAAATTGGTACAAATACATATAACAATGAAATCATTAATAAATTAAATTATATATATAAAGACAAACAACAAGATGTTGAAACATCTAAACAAATATCGGATAAAATGGTGATTGATGCGTCCAATCAAGTGTATTATGATCCAATCAAAACTGATAATTTCAAAAAAGAACCACTATTAAAACAAAATGGAATGATACTAAATTATTATAACAATTCTATATATTTACTTACACGTAGTAATCAAGACTTGCAATCTTTAATAAATAAACTTTATGACCTAAACAATGCACATCAAAACTTGATTAACGAACTACAACAACAGGTTGATCTAATACATAAGAATAAAACGGCGAAGGATGAGCATGATAAGAATAAAGCTCCGAAGGAGGAGCAGGATAATAAAGAACAAGCAAATAAACTAGCAGTTAATACGGCGAAAGAACCAGCAAAGAAACTAGCGTATGAGGAGTACAATAAGAATAAAAATACACTTGAAAAAGCCGAACAATTAAATATACAAATAAATGAAATTAAAACATCTAATAAAACGATTCAAAATATGGATAATTTAACAAAACATAAAGCGGATAATGCGAAACATAAAGCGGGTTATGCGATAACCAATTTAAATAAAAGACAAAACCTAATAAATAGGTATAACAAATATATACAACAATATACTAGTGATGACATCTCAAAACAAATTCCAAAAAATACAAAAGAGGATTTTATAAATAAATCAAACAAAATATATGACGATTTCTCAGAAAAACAAACAAAATCACTTGAATCATATACACACGCTGATTCTTTATATACTGATAATAAATGGGAGCTTGCTACAAATGCGTTTAATGATGCGTTTAATGATGCGACAGTTGTTAACGAAGCGTTCAAAACTATTAATACATCATATTATGAACTTGTTAAAGAGTTAAAAACAATTCGGGATACATATAAAATACCACCATCCCAACCTCCCAATGCTAGTGAAATACTAAAAACAATAGATACTTTATTAAGTCAAACTATTACTATTCCATCTACTCCAGAAACACCAATAGTCCAACCAACCAATGCGAACGAAATACTAAAAACAGTAGATACTTTATTAAGTCAAACTATTACTAATCCATCTACTCCAGAAACACCAATAGTCCAACCTACCAATGCGAACGAAATACTAAAAACAGTAGATAATTTATTAAGTCAAACTATTACTATTCCACCTA